GTTTGAGTTTTATCATTTCTCTTTTTCATAATATGACTCCGTATAAATTATAACTTTAGTATCTCTTTCTTATTGACTACTATACCACGTTTTCCAAGTTTTCTCAACTCTTGAATACGTTTTTCTTGTTGAATCTTTTTATCTCGGTTAACAAAGTTAGAGTTAGCAGCGATTAGAAGAATAACGGCAAGAGGGTCAAAGACCAATATAAGAAGTATAATAACCATACGAACAGCACTATCAAAATGGCTTTCCGCATCTGACCCATAAACTAACTCCGCAATATATTTTAGTGGACCAACTTCGACTTCTATCTTTTTGACTTCTGAATCCAACTTATTCTTTTTAGACTTCAGCTCTACAAGCTCTTGTTCAACAGCCTTTCGTTCTTCCTCAAGCTGTCTACGCTCACCATCGAGCTTTCTTTTCTCTTGTAGGCCCTTTGTTACAGAACCCATTTCGATATACTTGATTAGAGTATTATCAATGTTCTGTATTTGTTTTTCAACTAGAACCTTTGTATTTGTTCTAGATTCAATTGTATCATTAAGTGTTTGTAGTTCGGCACTAACATCAGATGTCATTAGTGCTTGGGTCTCTAGGTGAGCCTTGGATAGGTAACCAAATATACCCATCGATGTGATAAACATCAATACAACTACAGCCACCGACAAATAGTACTTAATTAGCTTTGGTGCTTCTTCCCAGTTTCTGTATAGCCAACTAGCCGCTACAAGTTTACCAAGCTCAAGAGCTGAGCCCATTAGGACAACGGAAAAAAACGCGCCACTAAAGATGGCTGCCAAGCCTACTATAGAATAGTAGCCAGCAACACCAGATAGAATTAGTGCAACAGCTAGGACTAGATAATCAAGAAGCATCTTTGGCTATTGTGAATAGCTTATCTAACTCAGCCTTGAATACTTTCATCTTATCAACTCTATTTGGCCAGTAGATATAGTTCTTGTTTGGGTTAAGCATGAGGTTGTTGATAAGAGGAGTAATCATTTCCTGAATTTGAACAACAGTATCCTTATAGAGCTCAGCATTGGTGGCCTGCTCATCAAGGAGTTTTGAAAGTTCTTCAGTTTCTTGTTCAGCCCCAGTTAGCTTCTTTAGCTCATCTTCATCAACTGCGCTGAAACCAAAATCAAAGTTATAACCTTTTTGCATATAGTTACCCAAACATGTCTTCTAGTGTTAATTGTTTATTGCCAACTTCCCAACCAATGTTGTCAGTAATAGATTTCATTGGTTCAATATATGACTTCTCAAATTGAGTATCATGGTCAATATAGTCATCGATACCAAACTGCTTGGGCAACGCTCCAGGGGATGATATCACATTTGTTGAAAATGGATTAGGTGTTCTTAGATAACAAAACTTAATCTTATCCCCGTCTTGAATCTTGTTGTGCTTCTTATCTAGACCAAACTTATTTATGTAAGCATTGTAGACAAGAGCGCCTCTAACATGAATTGGAATGGCTTTGCCTCCAATCTTGTGTTTGGTTACACCTTGGCAACTTCTAGGGAATGCAACATCTTCGAATGGTAATGTGTCAAATTCTTGTTTGAAATCCTCTACAAACTTAGCAAAATCATCCTTGGTGCCATTCATAATAATGTCAAGCGACTTCTTAATTGCTTCCTTAATCTTTGCTGGGGTAGAGGACTTAACAGCCTCGATACCTTTCATCTTTAGCTTTGGATGCTCATACTGAACACCTTCTTCGTTAAAGACATTGAGAATGTATCTCTTCTTTGCAACCCAGATACCCTTATCAGCAATTGACTCTCGCTTCATTTGCATACGCTGACTATGGATTAGCATATGGTTGGCAAGGTCATCATAACTCTTCTCAATGAATGGCTGGAAGACCTCATCACATGCCTTATCAAGCATACGAATAATCTTCTCGCGCTCAGGCAACTTACCACTATACACCTTCTCTACAAACTTATCTAGAGTGATATACAACGAGTCGGTATCTACAGCGATGACATAATCAACATTGTTAGTCTTGAGAGTCTTATTCAAGAACTCATTCATTCTATCTTGCATCCACCGAATCGATACCTGGCCAGATAATGTAATAGCCTCAGCCAGTTCAGTATCAAAGAATCTAAAGTAGATATTAGACAAAGCACCATAACAACTATTCAGCTGAATCTTCTTTGCCATCTGCATATTGTTATACTGGATGTACTTCTTCTCGTCCTCAGGGTCTTTCGATACCTCAAACTTCTGCTTCGCTTCAAGCATCAGCTTCTTATATCGCTTTCTATCGGCAAAGACCTTTTCCATTAGTGCTGGTAGGAATCCCAACTTATCCTTTCTATACATTGTACCATTAGCACAGAGTGTATAGTCAAGACTCTTGGCTTCGTCCTTATGCATTTGGAATACACCAGCATTGTCTAAACAATCTTCTGGTGTAAGGTCAACCTTTGACATCTTTGTATCAGGCGAGATATTGTACTGCATGATCAAAGATGGGTATAGTGAAGTCAAGTCAAACGAGACAACATACTTATACATGCCAGGCTTGGGGTCCTTAACATAGGCACCCTTAATAGGTTGGTCCTTTTCTTCTCTAACCTTTTCTAGTTCTTCACCAGTCTTTGAAAGAGGAACAACGATATTACTATCAATCAGGTAGTTGTGGATGATCATATCCCACATGCGTACAGTCTTTAGTGTATCAATGTAATCGACCTTCGCATCATATGCAATAGCAAGAACCTGATCGATAAGTTTCATCTTATCATCGAGCTTTGATACAAGAGTAACGTCGTGGATATTATACTCAATGAACTTTTGGAAGTCGTTCTTATAGAGACCAAACAAACTTTCGTATTCAGAGTAATCAATCTTCTTCTCACCAAGCTCAAGGTGAGCAATATGGTTAAGAGAATAGCTTTCTGTATCGGAATAGGTAAACTTTCTATACAACTGAAGATAGTCAAGTACAGAAATGCCTCTTAGAGTCTTGGCTTTCATTACCTTGCCAGACCCTCTCATAATAATCTCTCTATCATCGATTACTTTCCAGGGAGAAAGTTTCTTTGACATCTTACCTTCGTCATTGAATACTCTATCAATTCTATTAACAAGGTAGGGAATATCGAACCCCTCTACGTTCCATCCTGTAACAATATCAGGGTCAACAAGAGGCGAGTCCCAAAGGGTTAGGAACTTCATAATCAAGTCGCGCTCGTTCTTACACTTGGCGTACATGATGTTGTCAGCAGAAGGAGTATAGTCACCACAACCAAAGGTATAGTACCTATCCTTTACCTTGATAGTAATAGCAGTTAGTGCCTTATCAGCCTCATCGATGTTAGGGAATCCTTCATCAGCGGCGACCTCGATATCGAGGTGGACGATATTCATAATTGAAGCATCGTATTGAATCTCACCAGGATAGTATTCGTGGATGAATGGATAGATCAGGGAGTTCTTTGCTGTCATTCCATATAGCTTGATTCCCTCGACTCCATCATACATCTTAATGTAATCCATCATATCGTTGATGGATTCAAAGTCCTTCCGATCAGCTGGATAGCCATCAATCGTCTTATAGGGAGCATTAGGATTGCTCGAGCGTTGGAAGCAGAAAGGTTGGTATGGGACGTCGGTATGGACCCTGCGGCCATCCTCATAGCCACGAAGAAGGATCTTATTCCCTCGGATGCTTACATTTGTATAGAACTTGCTCATTCTGTTACTATTCTACGCCATTTTCCATTAACATTCAAGTACAATTCGCCATCTGGACCAGGTACCATTGATACACTAGTCATCTTTAGTGGTGTCTTAGGAGCAATGGTTCCAATGTTGACTGTACCTTTATTATCGAAGATCAATAGATCGTTTGCGGATGACCGAACGAATTGAACTTCTTCCTTCTTCACTCCATAACCCTGCTGAAGAGTCAAACAACCAGCATACGTTCTATTGGTTTGAATTTCATTTACAGCTTCGCACTTACCGGCATCAGGTAGAACTGATGCTGCAGCAACTGCGCCACCGGCAGCAACGCCACCAGCTAGACCAAGATACTTAAAGAAGTTACGCCTTGTTTGCATTTTTCTTCTCCTGCCACTTATCATATAAAAGTTCACTGCAGATCAAAATTAATATAGCATAGACGCCATAGCTGGGATCTAGGCCAACGAATGCTCCAAATAGAGTATAGATTGATGCTGCAAGAATAGAGATAGCAAAGAACCAATTCTTCATAATAAAGTCCTCGCAAAGCATATAGTATACACAAAAAGAAAGGGGCCGTCAACGGCCCCCTTCAACATTAATCTAACTATTTGTAATTAGAATGTGAAGTTCAAGTCCAACTGGATACGGTCATATCCACGGTTCTTCACACTCTTAGCTACTGGTATAGTTACGCTTGCTGGTGAGAACAAGTTAGTTTCGTTAACCATATATGTAGCATTGAACCTTAGGTTCTTGTTAAGTTGATATGCTCCACGAAATGCATGTCCTTGCATATCTGTAGAACCACTAGCAAAGTCAGAATCGATCCATTGACCATACAACGAATCCTTTTGGATCTTCTGGTACACATAACCAACTTCCCAAGACTTTGGTAATGATGCTTTGTTCAATGTTAAGCCAGCTGCAGCAGCCTTATCATTAACATCTACCTTTGTGTTGATTGCATAGTTAGCAAATACAACAAGAGGTAGATCTAATGCGCGGGCATTGACTTCAACTAGACCTTCAACAATATCAAAGTCATTTGATAAGCATGGTGAAGCTGATAGGCAACCAGTAGTCTTTGTTGTATTACCAAAGTATCCACCAGCCGAACCAGACTGAATTACATTGTAGTTCAATACGTTTTGATGATCGAAGTAACTGGCTGCAATTGTAAAATTTACGTCATCGTTAACTTTCTTTCTAAGACCTACTTGCATACCAACCATGTTTGAGTCTGTAGCAGTTCCACGCTCGGCAAGACGTGCCAAGAAAGCACTACCAAAGACGCCTGTAGTTGTATTATTATAAGAAGCAGCTACGCCTTCTGGATTGATATCGCCATCATAAAAATAAGATGATGTTCTAACCCATGGGTACTTCATTTTACCAGCCATCAACTTAGTTGTTTGGTTGACTGTCCATTCACCATATGCAAGATCTAGGTCAAGAGCCTTTCTTGAATTAGCATCAGTAAGAGTTTGGTTAGATGAACGTGCATCGCCGCCCTCTGTTGTAGTTACTTGGAATTCAACTTTAACATCTGGGTTGACTGTAGCTACAGCACCAAGACGGAAGCGAACACGATCACGATTACGAACATCTAATGTATATTCTTGATCGATTGTCTCATTACGGTAGCGAAGGTCACCCTTCCACTGTAGGCGGCCAGAGATGTCTTTGGCTACAACATCCATAATGTTATCAATCTGGCTTTGTAGTTCCTCATTGCTTTGGGCAATGGATGTGGATGATGCTATTGCTAGCAAAAATGTAATTAATAGCTTTCTCATGTATTACTCCTTATGGCGCAAAGTTCTTAAGTGATTTGATATCATTGCGAACCTTGCTTAAAGCAGACTTATCAAGAGGAACAAGACCACGATCTGTTAGATAACCTTCGTCGCCAATTGCCTTCTCGCTGACATATTCATTTAAAAATTCTCTGATACCTGGAATTGTTCCAATGTGAGCCTTTTTGAAATATACAAACAGTGGACGTGATGCAGCAAACTTACCTGAGGCAATTGTTTCAAATGTTGGTTCAACACCATCAATCTTCAAGCCATTAAGTTTGTCAGCATTCTCTTCCAAGAAACTGAAACCAAAGACACCAACTGCATTTGGATTAGCTGTAAGCTTTTGTACAATCAAGTTATCATTTTCACCAGCTTCAACGTAAGCTCCATCCTCACGGATTGTGTGACAGATTCTCTTATAGCGCTTTTCGTCTAGATCTTTCATGGACTTAATCCAAGAATACTGACTGCAACCAGCTTCTAGATACAGCTCATGGAATGAATCGCGTGTACCAGATGTTGGAGGTGGACCTAGAACTTCAATCTTAACAGCTGGTAGGGCTGGATTAACATCCTTCCATGTTGTGTATGGGTTTGGAATTAGGACTGTTGGATTAGCTGGATCAGGAATGTTTTTAGCTAGGGCAAGATACACATCCTTACGTGTCAAACCAGAAAGTGGGCCTTTCTTGTTTTCAGCAATTGTAAGACCATCATAACCAATCTTCAATTCAACAATATCTTTAACACCATTCTTTTTACAAGTATCAAATTCTGTAGCTTTCATTCTACGGGATGCATTAGCAACGTCTGCGTGCTGTGGACCAACACCGTTGCAAAATAGTTTGATGCCACCACCAGTGCCTGTAGATTCTACCTTTGGTGTCTTGAACTTGCCACCACGGCCAAATTGTTCTGCTACTGTTGTTGTGAATGGGTAAACTGTTGAAGAACCAACGACACTAATCTGATCTCTAGACTGAGCAGATACTTGTAGTGAAGCAAGTCCAAATGCCAAAATGGCAATATATTTTTTCATAATTGACTCCTAGTTATTAAAAGAACTTTTCTATTGCTTTGCTTTTGTTAATTGTGTGAAGATAGTTTACTATTTCCCATGTACCATCATTATGTTCTACCAATGCTGTACAGGACTCCACCCAGTCACCATCATTCATATATTGTATACCGTTAATATCTTTGATAGCAGCCTTGTGGACATGGCCGCATATAACTCCTTGTGCGTCATATTTCCTACAGTAGTCGGTAATCAAAACTTCAAAATCTGACATGAAGGCCACAGCTTCCTTGGTTTTGTTTTTCAAGTATGCGCTAAGACTCCAATACGGCATATTGAGTTTAGTCCTGACTTTATTCAAAACATTGTTGACACTTAAAAGAATATCATAGAACCAATCACCAATATGGTACAGCCAAGAAAGCTTTGTGGCTAGCGCTGCATCAAAAAGGTCACCGTGAATAATCATGTACCTCTTTCCGTTTACTGCGTTGTAGCGACATTGATTAACTAATTGAATATTACCAAAATGTATATCATATGGAAGAAGATCTCTGAAGGTGTCGTCGTGGTTGCCAACCACATACGTTACATTGGTTCCGTTCTTTGCAGCTTTGAGAATCTTCCTAATAACATCTGTATGAGATTGCTGCCAATAAAATTTACGCTTTAGTCTCCATCCATCAATAATATCACCAACCAAAAACAAATTCTCACAGGAATTATTTTTTAAGAAATCAGAAAGAACCTCAGCCTTGCATCCTTTTGAGCCTAAGTGTACATCTGAAATGAAAATTGATTTGTATTGATGCATTATTGACACGCAGATTGCATATATTAAATATTTACTAAAGAAATAAAAATTTTAATAAAAACTTAATATAAGAAGGGGGAGTTGCCTCCCCCTTCATTTGGTTACTTCTCTTCTACAAGTAACTCAGCCTTAGTGTCAACTGGCTTTCTGCCAATTGCAATCTTTCTAGGCTTTTGCTCTTCAGGAATCACATTCTCAAGTTTAACTATCAAGATTCCATTATCTAACTGTACATCACGAACAATAATAGTATCAGCAAGAACAAACTCACGAGCAAATGAGCGTCCTGCAATACCCTTCACAATATACTCTCTTTCGTCCTTCTCAGGCTTCATACCAACGACTGAAAGACGATTCTTAGACGAAACGATTTCTAGATCTGCTTCGCTGAAACCAGCTACAGCCATTTCTAGCTCGTATGTGTAATCATCTTTCTTGATGAGGGAGTATGGAGGGAAGTTGTCGTTGGACTTGGCGACGGCAGCCGCATGCTGTAGAATTTCAAAGGCTCTGTCGAAGCCGACTGTGTGGTTGTGCCACTGACGATCAAGATGATCGAATAGACTTAGAGTGTTTCTAGTCATAGTTATCTCCTTATTAAGCGAGTTAATGTTTACGTAGGCCCAATATGGCACCTACAATTTTATTTATATAAACTTGCTTACAAAAATAGACTACGTCTTAAAATTTTGCCTGTAGAGTTTCTGGGAATACTATCGACATAGAATATTTTTTTTGGTATTTTGTATGGTGTAAGATTATCCCTACAATATTGGATTGGATCTACTATTGGTGTGCCAACAATAAACGCAGCAACAATCTCTCCTCTGTTATCATCCGCTAGACCTATAACTGCTGATTCCTCAACGCCGGGGCACTCATTAATAATATTTTCAATCTCTTCAGGATATATGTTTGTGCCACCAGATATGATAACATCATCAGCACGGCCAACAAAGTGTAGATAGTTCTCCTCATCCACATACCCAAGATCACCTGTAGCAATCATTTGTGTTTCTGCGTGGGCGTTATTGATGTCGGTGTACCCAGAAAACATTGTCATAGTTTTGGCATGTATCTCACCAACTTCAAGTGGCTTACATTCAATACCATTGTTAATAACTTTAATTGTTGACCCTGTAACGGTTCTTCCAACTGTAGCTCGATGCATATACTTTTGGGATGGTCTGAGTAAAGTTATAGGACCGCATTCAGTAGAAGCATAAAGATCATAAACTATATCACCAAAGAAATTAATTGCCTTACCCTTAAGCAAAGGGGGGAACGTTGTGCTACCAACTACAATACTAGTCAGTGAACTTACATCGTATCTATGGGATGTAATATCACGAAGAATTAATCTAAGTATAGATGGAACAACTAGCATGCATGTTACTTTTTCTTGCTCAATTGTCCTCATTATAGTCCTTGGGTTAATGCCTGTTGCTATGACAACTGTACCCCCATTGTTTAGAGTTGCAATAGCAGTGCTACTGCCTCCACCATTGGAGAACGATGCAATACTCAACATCACATCATACTCTTTCATACAATTCCAATCAAGCGGCATCAGATATGAGGTCATTGACCTTGATCTGTGTGATATCAACATTCCCTTTGGCTTATTGGTTGTTCCGGAAGAATATACAATGTTAAATATTGCAGAGTCTTTAAAGTCTGGATAATGCTCTATTGGCTTGTAATACTTCACCCACTCTTCGTATTTGCTGCCAAAGATTATTATTAGATCACAATGCTGTTCATATTCTTCTTTATAGAGGTCGTTGTCAATGAATAGAACGCGGGCCTTGCAATCCTTCAAACATTCAATGACTTCTCTTGCAACCCATTTAGGGTTAATTGTTACAACAGGTACACCAATATCACCAAGCCCCAATAATACCTCAAGATATTCAATACTATTATTTCCAACAATAGCAACATTACCCTGAAACCTGATGTCCGTGAACGCAGCCTGGGACACACGCCTCATGTTATCCGTTAGTTGTTTATAGGTAACAGAACGATCCCCATGTCGGACTGCCACTTTGTGTGGCGTCCGAGATGAGGATGAATGAATTCCGTTTGTTACTTTAAGTGGTATTAGACCATACATTTAGCTACCTGTTATTAATTCTAGTTTGCCATCTTTTGATGTAAACCCTTCAACAAAAATATGATGTTGGTCACCAGAGGTCTTAATACACTCATCTGCTGCTTTCCAAAGATCAAGCCATGTGCACTTACCACTAGGCAATTCAACCTCTACAGGCATACCCCAATGGTTGACATAGGACATTGATTGGCAACCTTCAAAGTTTACTTCCCTATCAATGTTCTCAACATCATAGAGAGACCATATAGATACAAACTTGTGTTCGTCTCTAAGGTTAGCAAAGTAGTTGTGCTTTGCCTCAAAGCTGTAATTAGCCAACTTTATTACCCTCACCAGCCAGAATGTAACTATACACAGGCCAGGTTGCCATGTCCTTTCGCTTTGCACTTTGCACTTCGCGAATAAACATATCCTTCTTAGCCCGAGAGCTCACACCCTTGTTAATCAACTCGATGCAGAATACTTTCAGCTCGTCAAGCGATACATCTGGACTAGCAACCATTTCGCCAAGAAGCTTTTTAAAGTCTTCGCCAATCTGTTCGTGCTTAACTTTCATTACGCTACATCCTTTGATTCATCAATATGCTTTCTGTCACCAACAGTCAGGAGGAGATTGCGAGCTCGCTCCAAACGCTCTACTAGATCATATACATCATTAGATGTTAGAGTTGAAGCCTCGTTAGCCATTATTGTACTAACAATGGCAACATTGTCGTTGGCCTCGTTAAAAAATTGTTCAGTCTGCTTAGGGTCAAAACGTTTGAACATTGCAATCACCATAACAAATTAACTACGGACAACAAACATTATACTACGAACAATTACAAAAGTAAACCAGGCAAGAATAATAGTCACGGCTTCATCTTCTATGATTAACCGTGGAATCCTATAGCAGCCTCGAACGCCTCCAAGAGTTCCTCGTCCGACATTTCGTTGAGTTCTTGGCTGTCGAGGACATTCTCGTTTTCGTCGCAGTCAAAGTTGCGAGGAATACCATATCCGTTGGAGTCTTCGATAAGACTTGTAAGACGCTGAAATGATAAGATTACGCATTTAGATTCGCTCGCTAGGACGGGGATACCCGTTGCCGTCGTAGAAGTCGTTGTAATCAGGGTTGCAGTTCGCGGCGTCGTTCATGTCGCGATTGACAAGCCACTCGCGGAGACGAGTCCATTGCGCCTTCTTCCCATCGGTCAGACTCTTGCGAGCCAGAACCGCATCCACCCGAACAAGCGCATCAGTAGCACTGACCTCGCAAGCCACAACCAGAGCCTTAACAGTCGCGATCTCGGCGACGCGCATCGCCTTCATTTCGTTTAGAGTCAACATATATCTTTCTTCCTATTTCACTTACAACAAAAAGAGGAGGCCGACATTACGTGGGGAGTTACACAAGGCAACTTCAGCCAGGATGTCGGCCTCCAATGCCATTAGGCCTTCTTGAACACTCGCGAGTAGTAGTAGTACGTGTTAGCGTACGTAATCTTGAGCTCATCCTGAACAGCCTTCAGCATCTTCTCTTGCGAGAGACCCTGAGCGGTCATGTCCTTGAACATCTCGAGAGCGCGAGCACGCTTGGCGTTGTTAGCACCCTTAGCACGCTTGGCGGTCGGAGCAGCCGAAACAGTCTTCGGAGCCTTAGCCTTTAGATTGAAGGATGGTGCCAAAACAGTCTTCGTCACAGCAGCCGGAGTCTTAGCAGACGCAGCCTGTTGACTATAGAGGTCCTGACCGTCAGCCGGACTATCCGACTGATACTTAGACATCTTAGCAAGAACAGCCGAGTTCGACAATCCACCAGCAATAAGAGTCTCAGCGGCAACGGTAGCACGCTCGACCTTATTAAGCGGAAGGTTCGTAACAGTCAGCTGACCGTCATTACCAGGAATAGAAATAGAAGCCATAATATAAATCCTCAATTAATCATCACAAAGTCCGAACTCGCGTTCGGTATCGGCTGGACCACCCAACCAATGCGAGCAGTATACGCTACCGGTAGCTGAAGGTCAACTGCCAATACCCTTTAGAATCAATAAGTTACATATAGTTTAAAATTCCTAATAAAAACGCGGAGTTACAACTCCTGTAGAATCAAGGAGTTACAACATCCGCGTGGTTTTGCCGTAATAAGAACGATGTCATATTACGAATATACCCTGTTCTCACAAGGTATCAGCATGCAACTAAACGAATCGTTCAGTTGTTAGGCTTTTGGTGCTTTTGGCTTACGAGCCTTCTTGACCTTCTCAACTGCCTTACCGGCTTCGGTCTTTGCTTCTACAGCAACTTCCTTGGCGGCGGTAACAACATCTTGAACGTCAACCTTACCATCTTGGTTTAGGTCTGGAGTCTTAACAAGCTTCCAAACGATGTAGCCAGCAACAGCAAGTAGTAACAATACAACTAACGTACCCATTGTCATTCTCCTTATTTAAATCCAAACATCTCTCTGACAGCCTGCCAGAAGGTTATTGGTTCATTATTATCACTCTTCTTTCCATCAATGTCAACACTATCTGGAATCCATGGCTTGTCCATGTCTTCCCAACCCCTAGGGTCAGCCGAAGCGGCAGCAAGTGGAGCAGAAGCCTGTACAAGCTCAGCCTGTACCTTCTTAGCTCTCTTCTTCTTTACAAGGTTTTTTGCCTTCTTTCTTTTATTCGCCTTGATCGCTTTGACCACTTTCGTCACCCTTTTTACTTCTTCCGATATTGTATTTTGTCACCAGCTGCCATTCACTCTTCTGCTTGAAAGGAATGACTTTAATAAGTCTCATTGGTGCAACTGGTTCCTTCGTCTTCTCAGCGTCTACTAATCCAACCAAGCCCCAGTCGGAAAGTAGGTTAACAATAGTGTTTCTTCTGGCAATATCATCTTCTACCAATGAAGATGGTCTACCGTCAAGGGCAAAAAGCTCCTTGAAGTGTACAATATAGTATTTGCCTTTCTTATGGAGAATGTGACAAGACTGATAGAGGGTCTTGTTCTTTTCTGATGCAATACCAATTCTCGTTAAGGTCTCTTTGACCTTTAGGAAGTCATCATTTTGCTTTAGAGTGACTTCAATAAAACTATCTACTGTAATCATCTGTTCGCCCCACCTACATGCATTTTTTCTTTTAATTGTCTAAGCTGATCGACAGAAAGTATTAGTTGTATCTCCTTAGCTTTTCTAATATTACACTTATAGTAATCACTAATGAGCTGTGTATCTTCATCTACTTCAGCTTTGTGCCATTTGGAGAACCTTTTGTTCTTCCTAATACTATTTAGAAGAAAATTAAACTGGAGCTTTTTGTCTAATTCGTGATATCGGTTCATTTCATTGCAATACAGCACAGTATCCGCAAAATACGACAATCCACGGTTAACCAAATATGGATTGTATAGTTTCTCGGCTTTTTCCGGGTTTTCCGAGGTAGATATCACATCAATCTTGGTATAATTGATGGCGTTTACAAAGTCGAACGGATTCATGCGTATTCGCACTCTGCCATCAACTGGCTTAGACATGCTACCAGGTTGATCTCCTGGTCAGCAACGAATGCAGCCTTATATTGATAGTCAGCCAAGATAAGAATGGCCTGTGGGATAGATGTCCCTTTGAGAATGACAGATAAAGAGTCATAGATCTTTCTGAAAAGGACAGATGGCTCGATATCATTAGATTCAGCTACCCACTTCCTCATATCATTGAATCTTCTATCCTTTAGTATAGTAATTAGTTGAGTGAAGTGCTCGTCAGATAGGTTAACCAAGATACCAGAATCAATCTCACCACCAACACTATACCGCTGAAGCTCATTTAGCACCCTTCTCCAATCAGGAAAGTGACGGGCAATCAACTCACCTACAACATTCTTATTGAACTTAATATTCTCAGTCTCAAGAATATTGAGAGTCCTCTTATAGAACTCACCAGCAAGCAATGGCTTCTCTTTAGGTGGAATCTTAAACTCTACAATAGAACATCTAGAATGTAGAGGTTCAATGATTCTAGACTTGAAGTTACAAGTTAGAATGAATCCACAGTTCTTTGAGAACTCTTCCATAAAGTTTCTCAAAGCAGGCTGGGTTGACTGGGCGT